TGTGGAAGCACCGGAAGGAAAATAGTCTGCCAATACCAAAGGCTCATCGTCTTTAGTAAAATAAAAATCATAGGTCTCATCCCCAATAGTTCTTTGTTGATTTGTTGCCCAACTACAAGCACTCTTTGATAGCCCTGCTTGATAGCCTTGGTATACCCAAGGACAATACTTACCAATTACTTGCCTATTCGGAACTCGAACTCCTCCGATGTCTGCGGGAGAAGCTAATTCAAACTCACAACTGATTAATGTTTTAGCAGAGATTCTGTCGAAAATAAAAGTTTCTGAATCAAACTCATACGCAGTAGCAGACCCTGTATACTTCTCTAACGTTTTTCTTCTAGTTATTCTTTGCCCTATTAAGTCGTCCAATTTAAAGTTATTAGCTGTAATACTATCTTTATCTACAGTAGCGTTCCATGAACCATCTTGCATTTGTGTCTTAAAGGAAGAGCCAAATACTAATAAGCTTTCAACATTAGCTATAGTAAGTTTGGGGCGGTTCATAACACCCCCAGTCTTTTTTTCAATATCCTCCATCTCTATAGGAATAGTAACATATGTTTTACCATTAAAAACTAAGTCCTTAGATACCGTACTGGCTGTTAAGTCTTTTTCCGCATGAAAATATAATATATTAGTATCAGCAGTTGCACCGTCTGGAACAGCTCCTATAGTTATTTCAAAAAGTTCTACTATTGAACTAGAGATCTCTAGGTCTTGTGCATCTGTTACAATCAAATTACTCATGGTTCATAAACTCTCGTAAAGGTTGCGGATATACTAGACCCCGTAAGCTGGGTATAGCTTTGTTGCCATTCTGAACATATAACTTTAACTGTGGTTACAGGACTACCAGCACTATCATTAGTACTAGAATTTGAGTCAGGTACTGTGAAGTTGAAAGCAATAACACCTTTCTTTAGCACAAAAAAAGCATTAATATCATCGGCTTCTGCTTTCGACCTATTGGAAAAAGATACTGAAAAGCTTTCTTCAGTAGCGTTTATACCATCCACCACTCTTTGCTGGTATCCATCGCCAAACTGTGCCACTCTAACTCTAGGTTTTGAGCTTCTTGATAATCCTTTATCAGGCACTACCTGCGCACTAATTCCTGGTACTGTAAATCCTATATCTGCCATTATGCCGCTCCGTACGGATTAAGTATCCCGCCTGACCTTTTTTGATACTGTAGTTCTTCTTGTACTGCGGAAGCTACCATTTGACCAATTCTCTTACCTTGTTCAGAATTACCATTGCTGCTTTGTTGGGATCCGCCGCGCCCGTCCATACTAACATTTACAACTACATTATTATTTTGTCCGCCGGCACCATTCAGAGTAACTGGTATACTTCTATTGTCAGGAAGTGGTACTACTGCTTCGTTACCATGAAGAGTTGCGGCGTACCCTGCTTGCGCACCCCTTGCCATTCCTCCTCTTGAATAGTTATGCTTATTTAAAGAGTATCCCCCTTTTGCCATAGGATAAGGTATTCCACCATCTTTAACCGAGGCTTTCGGGAGAATAGAGTCAAACAGGCCCCCAAACATACTCGCACCTAGTATTTTTACAACCAACAGCTTAGCTATCATTTGGGCGATAGCCGATAGGATAGACTTTGCCATATCCGCAAAAGCCTGTTTAGCAGTTTTTGTTCCCTCAATTAGGCCCTGAAAAGCAGTAGTCATACTACTAGCAATAGTTTGCCTAACATTATCTATACCTTCTAGTATTGTTTTCTGTTCTGCTAAAGCTTGACCCTCTCGGTCATACCTTGCTATTACTTCTTCAGAGGCTATACCAAATTCGCCTTCATATTGCGCTAGTAACCGAGCGGATTCTTCTCGACCCCTACCTATCACTAATCCTTGAGTTTGTATTGCTAGCTTCTCTCGCTCCATTGTGAGTTGGTTTGTTAAAAAGTTGCCATCGGCACCGGCTTCAGAGTTAAAGTCTGTTTGTGCCTGAACACTATCTGAGGTTGCTGTTTGTGCGGCCCTATATGTGATTCCTACGGGTTTGCCGGTTAAGTTCGCTGTAACCTTGTCGCTGCGGGCATAGTACTCCTTGCTGCCGTCCATATGGGACCCTATGTGCCTCCCCTCCCCCGCAGCGTAGCCACCTTCAGTTTCGTACAATTCATCCATCTCTCTCCTAAAGACGTCCCGATAGGCACCCATGGCCTGTAGCTCGGTTGCCTTATTATCTGTTACTGATTGCCCAAGTCTAGTTGCTTCCCTGCCTCGTAGAAAGCTTGTAGTAGCCCTCGTCTTACCCCGAAGGTTTTTTTGCCGAGTGGTTTCTGTAGCAACGCTGCCTGCTGTTTCGCCGGCTAGGATATTAGAATTTACTAGCTCTAATGTCCTCTGTGTAAAGAAAAATTGTTGCCGTTTCTGCTCTGTAACTGCTTCCTGGAAGCGGTTCTGGCTTTTAACTAATTCTAGTTCTGCTCTTGCCTGTGCAATCTTCTTATCTGCAACCTGAAGCTCTACTCCGGTTCTGTCTTCCCTAGAAAATATCGCCGTCTGTAGTGCTTCTTCCGCTTTTAGTAGGGTAGCAGAACGTTTAACTTGATCCATAGATAAATTTTGTAGCCTACCCTGAATAGTAAGTCCTAAGGTCTGCTTATCTGTTGCATCTTTTAGTAATTCTGTCTGCTTCATCCTATTGTCAATTATGAGATTTTCTAAGTCTGCTGCCTTACCTAATATTAAATTCCTTTCTTTTAGCTCTTTTGTGTCGTCCTCAATACTTTTCTTTGCCGCATCTTGTCTTTCCTTGTCAATCTTAGCCTGTTTCTTTGCAAGCAATTCCTTCTCTTTAATTTGCGCCGGGCTATCAATGCCTTTCTCCCACTTTAGCATCGCAGAAGTCAACCTAAATGGAGCCCCGAAAACCACTGCACTCTCACCTATTTTATCATATATGGCTAGACGTGTTAGAAGAGCACTGTTATTTGCTGAAAATTCTTCTGCTGCTTTAGCGTCTGCAGCAACTTGGTCTGCCTGTATCTGAATAAGTCTATCAGAGGCGTCTTTAGTAGCTTTGATATTTTTTTCTATTATCTCTAATGCTTTCTTTTGTTTATCTATATAGCCAGTTAAAGGAGTAACTGAGAGTAGGCTCTTCCCTAGATCGGTGAATGCAGTATCAGCATCTTTAAGTATTTGAGGTAACTGTCTCAGTTCGTTTCCTAGTTCGATGGCATCATTTGCTGATTGTACTAGCTTTTGCCCAAACTCGATACTTATATCTCCTGTTCCGGCTAAGAAGCCTTGAAGAACCGAGAACTCAGGGTTAATAATAGCTAGCTGTTTAGCAACACCCTCTAAATCTTTTTGTGTATCCTCATACCCTTCGGCGGAGGTGCTAGTTCCTCTAAAAGTTCTAATATCAGAAATAACTTTACCTACATCTGCACCTTGAAGAGTTGCTCCTTCTGCCATAGTTATCTCAGAACCTATAAGCCGATCTTTTCTAGCTGCTGCATTTAACGCCATTTCCTTGTTCAAGGTTTTGTACCCATCTGCCATTTCTGCAATTTTATCGTTCTCCGCCTGCATTTTGTCGGATAAAGGAAAAAGAAAATCTTTTAGAGCTGTGCCCAGAGAGAAAAGAAGCATTATAACCCCTACTAGAGAGGCTGCTGCCATGGCTACGTTTATTGCTTTGGCTGCGCCTCTTGCAACGGTTACCATACCAGCCATAGCTTTTGACCAAGCTGATTGTACTCCCAGCGTACCTACTTTAAGTAGCTGAAAAGTGCTTGCCCAGAAGCCTTTTATTTTTGTAGTAGCAGTACCGGCCAGTGCTACTCGCCTATCATAGGATTTTCTTAGGTCAGCAACCTCTAGGGCATTATACCCTTGTAGCTGGCCTGTTAGGGCTTTCTTACCGTCTAGTGTTTGTCTCTCTGCGCCTTTTAGAATCCTGTCAGCATCTGCTGCTCTGCCTTTTCCTTCGCCGGTTAAAAAGTTCATACCGGAACCCTTGGTACCCCGCTCTTTTGCAAGCTTCTGTGCCGTTGCTTGGGACTCTCTTAACCCTTTATTTTGTGCGTCGTTAAATACCTTGAAAGATTTTGCGTTCCGCTGCATCTCCGCTTTATAATTTTTAGAACTCTTATTATGTTGTTCGTATACTGCCTTTTGCTTTTCTGCCCAATCATTAAGACCTGGTATAATTGCTTTAAGAATAGGTATAGCAAAAAGAGCTAGTGCCGCAGTAAGTGCCATAGTATTTTTGGATAAAAACGCAAATACAGGGCTCAATACATCAATAAGCCCTACTTTAAAACTATTCACTAATTCATCAAAAGATTTTTGAAATCTAGCGAGTGCAGTAGAGCTAGGATCCATCTGGTCTCCTATGGCTCCGAACTTTCTTTCAGCTTGTTCTAATACTTCATTTGCTACTGCTTGAGTTCTTTCAAACGCGTTTAACTCCCCTGCAGTTTTACCTATCTCCTGGGCATATTTTTTAGTAGCGGGTTCAAGACGGAGTATAATACCTAGTTCATCTAGTAATTCTGGTTCTGCTTTTGTGACACCTCTTATTAAACGATTATAAGAGTCTGTTAAGTCCCTTCCTAAGGCAAAAGAAGTATTCTTTGCTGCTTCTGCTAGCCGAGTTAGCTGTGAAGCTTGTAGACCTGCGGCAACTCCTATAGCAGCGCCCTTGGCTGCTTCAGCATATTTTAACTGTGCGTCAGTTGCCTGTACTATAGCATTGGATATTGTTTTATAGGTTGTACCAGTAGAAGCCCCAAGAGCTTCTTGCCCTCTTACTAAGTTTCTAAAGTCGCTTGCACTTGAAAGAAACTGAAAAGCAGCTGAGACAGCAAATACTTGAGCAGCAAGAGTAGCGTAAGCTCCTACAAGACCTCCCATGCCTTGCGTCATCTTAGAGAATTCTTTAGTGGTGTTTCCCGACATCTTAGCCGTTCCACGCATATTTCTATCTAAATTCTTATTAGCTTTAGATAGTTTCTCTGTGCCTTTCGCACCTTTTTCGGAAGCTTTGGCAGCTTTGTCAAGTTGTATACCGAGCTTTCCCGCATCAACAGCTACTCGCTTAGTAGTACCTTTGTCATCGATAATAATATCGATATAAACTTGATTTTTATTTGCCATTAGCCTCTTACATTATGGGTGTATGTTTTACCCCCTTGCTGTGATTTACGCTCTTCTTGTTTACGTTTCTCTTCAGCTTTTTCCATTCTATGTAGTACTAGTACTCCTTCATACATTTTCATAAAAAACAGTGTAATTTTCTTATCTTCTATATCGTAAAGCTCAAACAGTTGAGGACACTGTGTCCAGACTTTCCCTAAATAGCTGCCAGATGCTCCGTCCCAGTTATC